ATGCTTGGAAGTATGAAAAACACCCTTGTTGCGACGGATTATCCGAACTTGTATCGGTCAAAAGAGTCGGAAATTTTCTATGCCCGAATTGATACCGGAAGAAAAACGGTGAAAAAATCTCTTAAAACGCGCGTGTTGACGGAAGCCCTTTCCAGGCTGGCCGGGTTCCTGGCAGAGCAAGGGAGGGATGAATTACCCGTGGAATCCGTGTCTTGGTATTTGGCGGTTGATATGTACGTCCAGCGGCAGGAAATGCGCCCCCATTTGAAGCCGGCCGCTGTAGAATCCATCAAGTTCTTTTCCAGCCGCGCTAAAAAGCTTGTTGCTCGTGATATTGCAGCAGAGGCCATCACGGAACAAATGTGCCGGGCTTGGTGGAAAAAAGATGCGTTGTCTGTGTCTGCACGAACAGCAAACGGAACACTCGCTGTTGTGAAAAATGTTTTTTCCATGCTTCAGGAAGCAGGAAGTATCAAGAGCAATCCAGCATCCAAGCTTGAACGGATGACTTTGAGGAGTTCAAATCTTAACGTTCCGGAAAAAGAAGATTTCCGAAGAATCGTTGAGGAAGTGAAAAAAGCCCCTATATTAAGGAAGTGGCAAAAGAAGGGGCTATATTCCGAAGCGGCGGATATGATCGCTTTCCTGGCTTATTCAGGGTTACGTATTGAGGAAGCCCGGCGCTTGGCGTGGGGAGATATCGGGAAAGAGTCCATTTCCGTGCCTGATATCAAACATGCCACCTCACGCCGGACCCTGTACATTAACGCATCTCTGGCTGAGGTGATAGAAAGCCTCCGAAGAGAAAGACGGGGGAATAGTTCCGATGACCCGGTATTTTCTATAGAAAGCCCCCGGAAGGCTCTCACAAACGCGTGTATCAGGCTTGGACTGCCTCACGTCCGTATTCACGATTTACGGCATTTCTTCGCCACGTCCTGCATTGAGGCAGGCATTGATATTCCTACGGTGGCTAAATGGCTGGGGCATCGTGACGGCGGAGCATTGGCTATGAAGGTATATGGGCACCTCCGGGACGAACACAGTAAGGAAGCGGCCAGAAAACTCACTTTTTAAGTTATTCACAACCTGCAACTTAAAAGAAAGGGGATTTTACAGACGAATATATATTCCCTCTCGCCGTCATGAGATAGCTCGAACTGGCACCGTGTTTCTAAGCTGTTTATCGAATTCAACATTTTTAAACAGCACGGATTTTGTCGCGAAATTTACCCATGACGCCATATTTCCAAAATGATTGATAGAAAGAAAAGTTTCGAATAGAATTAATCGTATATATAAGGAATAATCTCAATCGTGTTTCCAGGTTTCCATAAATGTTTTTCTAGCATTCCTTGTGAAGTGATAACTTTGCTCTCTCTTGCGGGAATAACAGTTTGAGATGAATATGTATATTTTATTTGATAGCCATTTTTATCTTTGATTACAAGCTTGGCATCCATATTTAAATTTTTCCCAGTAGTATTGAGTATTTCTGCTTTCCATGAGTAACATACATAGTTTGTGGATTCAGATATTTTTTTGATACCTTTACTTAGAACGCTTAAAGGAGCTTCTTTACGTGCAATTTTTTGTGCTTTGATTTGCCGCTTAGCTTGTGTTTTAGTCATATTAGCAAATTCCGCCTCTATAGATGCTTTTTCTTCAAACTTTTGAAGAAAACTTTGTAATTTTTCTGCACACTCTTTAGCAAGTTCAGGATCATTTTTTTCTTTTAATAATTCTGTGAGCATCAATACTAAAGAGGTTGATGTTTTTCTTGCTTCCTTAGAAATAAGGAAAATATCTGGATGTCTATCTAATAAGGAGCACGTTGTTGATATAGCAAAGCTGGATTTATTTTTTAATGGAGCAACTAAATTTTTTAAAGCTTCCATTGGCTCAACATTAGTTCCCCATCCCCATATTTGACATCTAGCAACCATAATTTGAGAACCTATATCCCCAGCCTTTTTCCCTCGCTCGAACCACCAGAAAGCGCGTTGCTCATTTTTTGGAACTTCTTTTCCCAGCAGGTACATTCTGCCGACCTCATAGGCTGCCTCCCCGTCGCCATCCAATGCTTTTTTAGTCAGGGAATTGATCAGAGATATTTCTTCGACTTGACTAACATCAAATGAGACTTCGTGTGACTCTCCAAAGGATTTTCCCGCTCCTGAAAAAAGAAGAGTAAAACAAATATAATTAATTATTTTTTTGAAATAGATATTCATTTACTATATTCGACATTAATGTTGATTTTTGTTTTAGAATCAAATTTTTCTTTTGGTATAAAACGAGCACCTTCTACTGTAATATTTCCCTTCGCAGGTATGGAAATATCAAATTCAATGGCTTCATCTATTGTTTTTCCATTAATATCTAAAAGCTTGAAAGTCACAGATCCGTTCCATAAAGTATCAGCAGTGTTAGTAAGAAGGACTTTCCATTTATATTCAATATTTCCATCATCAAATTCTTCCAAAATTTCTGTGGAAGGATTTTCAATGTTGATTGCTTGATTCATTTTTCCATTTTTAGCTTTTTCCAATCCCCATTTATCCGTTTCTCCGTGCTTCGCTGCCTTTTCATAGAATAGAATTGCTTCGTCGTATTTCTTTTGTTCTGAATAAAAACCTGCGAGCATATGTTCTGCCAAACCGTAGTTTTGGTCCGCTGATTTTTTTAAAAGAGATAAGGCTTTCTCCTTTGATATGTTAAACTTGAGAGATGGGGAAAAAGGATCATTTCCGTCTTCATCCAACCCAGAAGAATGTAAAGCTAACGAATATTGTGCCTTGGGATGTCCGTTTTTTGCTGCTTGCCAGTAGTATTTCTCGGCTTTTACCCCGTTTTTTTTGATGCCTATTCCTCTTTCGTAGGAATATCCGACTAAGTATGCAGATTCCGCGCTACCAAGGTTAGCCGCTTTTTTTCGATATGTAAGAGCTCTGGGGAGATTTTGTTCCACACATTCACCTGTTTCGTAAGTATCGGCGAGTTTTTCTAGGGAATAAAGGTCATTTTGTTGGGCAAGCTCCCATGTAGAAACTAGGTCAGCCTTAATTATTTCGGAGGGGGCTTGAGGGATGTCCGTTGGCGTGGATGAATCTTTAAAGCATACTTTGACAACACCCCCTCCCACAAGTCCTCCAATAATCCCCGTCAACGCAACAAGTGAGATGATTTTACTATTGAGCAACATAAAGGAATCATACTGAAAAAATACACGATAAAGTCAAGAGTGAAAAAATCAATATGAATAGATAATCATCTATATGGAGTCCCGCGGAGACAACAAAAAAGCCCCTGACCCGGAGGTCAAGGGGCGAAGCATTCTAACAAAAGAGACCGAATGATAGCCTCTCTTCTCAGAATAAGCAACTCCTAAATCATCATTTCAGTATCATCATGTAAAAATATATACTGAAATTGTTATTAAGGAGACTATGCTCAACAAAAAGGAGCTGCCCCGATAGAGGCAGCTCCTGAATATAGCAGAGGGAGGTGTTAATCTTCCCAAGTTCCACCTGCAGCTTCAATAGCATCCCGTACTTCCCTGATCAGGTAAGGAGGTGCATTGTCTGGATCGTGGCCAGCAATGGTGACTCCCGCAATAAGATGATGGTCAGTTGCATCACGGTATTCGTAGATACGATGATCACCTCTGGTCCTTACGAGGACAAATCCGGCATCTTCTAACTGTGCTATTAGATTTCGTATTCGCATAAGCGATGTTGAAGATACGAGAAGAGGGGAGAGTTTCAATGAACGCTGTCCGAATGGAAGAATCAGCCTTTTTAATAGCTGAGGATTACATGAAGCAGGTGATCCGGCTGGGCCGCGTGTTCGGCGCCGCGGGTGGAGTTGCCAGCGGAATGACGAACAAGGCAGTTCAAACTGCCGGACAGTATATGACGCTGGGGGCTGCGCTGATGAATCCGGTGAAGACCGTGGTGGATGTGGTAGATTGATGGTAAAAAGAACACCTCCAAGAGTGAGGAACCATTCCTAGTTAAGAAATATTTTACTCTCCCTCATCTTCTTCATTGTTATTCTTATTTATTTTTGGATATTTTTTTCTATATCCAGAAATAAATAAAATAACAGAACCCGCAAAGAAGATAGAAAATGGCCATAAACAGGCGGCAGATACTCCTTGGGATTCGCAATATACGAACCCAATTAAAACAGCCAGAATAAAGATGAGGCCGTATGTTTGACCACGTTGCCTCGTCGTAATATCTGATTCATTCCGACGTGTAATACGAGCCTCTTCATTAGTGCATGAAGTCTGGACGACTACACGTCTAAGCTCACAATCCTTTTTAAATTCGTCCATGTATACAGCACGAAGATCATCATTCTTAATCTGATCTATGAACATGAGATCGCTTACATCAGAGGAGGCCATTCCTCCAACAATGCACTCCTCCTTACCGTGTGGAGAATGGTCTGTGGATTTCCCACTAATAATGGGCCTCATGTTACCCTTGGGCTGCTTGTTTCCTGCCATGCTTAATTAACGGCTGGATTTTTTCTTTTCAACTTCCTTGTTGACTGCACGAACAGATTGAGATGCTACATGAAGAATATTTCTTGTCCTGTCCCGGAGGGACGACTGACGCATGCGCCGTGCAATACGACTAGAAACAGAAGAACGATTAGCTTCTGCTTCTATATAGCCACAAGTCATGACGGAAACAATTCCGTCATTGATGTTTATGATTGCTTTTACAATAGGAGCCATATTGCTGAGGTTTGGTTTGTACAGGTTAGACAAAGGGCAGCTGTGATTTGTTGCACACTATTGATCACCCGTGGCATCAATGTAGGGTGGTTTTAGCGGTATTGCAATATTTTTTCATATGGGGTCGAATGCCTCATTGTGAATAGTTCATCACGCTGTTGGAATTGTCCTATTCGGTTTTGCTGCATAAGTCACCCCGTCTGATACGTCATTCCAATCCAGACTCGCCTCTGCCAAGCTTCTGTTCTATGTTTCTCACACAAACGCCTACCTCATCTCCATCCCTATTTTACTATGCCCTTTTCTCCGGATTGGTCAAGCGAGCGTTTGTCATGCCTTCTCCCACCTGTCCAGGGTTTCCACATAGATGCCGGAGATTTTGCCGCCGTCCATGGGTTCGATGTCTCCGAAGTTGGGGTTGATGGGATGGAGGGTGTATTCCATTTTGCCGGTTTCCGGGTTTTTCCTGCGAACCAGTTTTTTGAGCGTCACGCCGCGTTCATCATGGTATTGAACAATGGTTCCGGGTTTGGGGATGGGGGGGATAGTGTATTTTTTCATGATGACCACGGAGCCGTCCGGAATGGAAGGTTCCATAGAGTGACCGTTCACGCGCAGCAAGTATTCCCCTTTTTCCAGTTCACGGTATAGTCGGATGTCCTGCGGAATGGTGTCTCCATCCGCCAGGTTGCCGGCGGCAATGTTGCCGATGATTCGTCCCTGAGCCTCCAAGGGAGGGGCTGTGAATGTTTCTACCGGGGTAAACTTCTTGCGGGCTGCCTCTTTTTCTTTGGCGGCATTTGTAGTAGATGACTGTACCAAGGGGGCAAGATTCATGTTAACAGAAGGCAGTGGAGCCCCTGTTATGAGAGATTGAATGACGGCATGCCCCTCCTGTGTGGTAGCGCACCATTCCATCATTAGGGAACAGTAGGCGGAAAGAGTGATATTCAGGCGGCGGCACTCCGCCAATACAGCTTCTTGGGATTCTTCATTCAAAGTGATGAAGAGCTTTCCCATATTATCTTTGCCCTCTATTTCGTAAGGGGGGGCTTGAGTTTCTGCCATGAGCCTCTGAATAAGCAGGAGCTTGGCTTTAGGAATTTTCCCTGTGGTCGCGAACCAGTTATCTACGCTCTGTTTTGAATTCAGACCACACTGCTTTGCGAGCCATTCACGATCTTTTCTGATGGTCTTGAGCCATTTTTTTATGTCGTTCTTGGTCGGCGTCATGCATTGATATTATGTAATTTTGTGAGATTGTCAAGCTTGTTGTACGCATGATTTCTATCAAAATCAGTAGAATTTTGTTGCAAAATCTAATAGAATTGCATAAAACAATCTCATCAACCGGACGGACACATGAAACCATCAACTATTGAAATCAACATGGAAGACCTGACGGAAGCAGGAAAGCTTCTGTTGCTGGGAATCTCCGCCAAACTGAAATGTTCGCCACAGGAGGCCATGTCTTCTGCAATCAATTCCAGCGGACACCTGCTTTTTAATAGTAGCCGTCTAACCACGGCTAGTAACCTTCCCAGCCCGAAGAACCCCAAGAAGCCGGCAGCCTAATGGAAGAAGCCCTGATTGACGAATTGAAGCTGCTCGGCTGGCACGAGCTTTAACCCGCCCCCTGAACAACAATGAAAAAAATGACGAACGAACAATATTGGATGCGCCGTGACCGTGCCGAGAAAATGGGATCCCTTTACGGCTGCCCGATAGACTTTTCGGAAGACGAACTCAAGCCCCGGCCCGGTATCGTACAGAACCTTGTCTTTTCCGCTCTGCTGGTTGGAATTTTCACGATCATTTATTTCATCGTTAAATCTTAGTGAATTATGAACGGATTAGATCAATTTGTAACCTCTATTGTGGAGCAAACCATAGAATCCCTTCATGAACGTGGCTTGTTGATTTTGAATGAGTCCGAGGAAGAGAATGCCACTCGCATGTTCGACGGCAAAATATGGCTTACCCTTGAGGATCTGCGGAAACACCCTGCTTGTTTATGGGGTAGGAAAAAGGTTCGTAACCTGTTGCAGAACCATGAAATAGAAGACATTGGCACCAATCAACGCGAATACAGAATTTCCGCGATAAGCGTGTACAGGTATTTGACCCAAAAGACATCCAAAACCAGGACGGACATGAACAAACCTCCCGCTAAGCGGAAACGTAACTCCGTCAGTACCCTTTCCAACTACCCATAACCAAAAAGGCCGGGGCCAGCAGGAACTGACGCCCGACCTGAATACAATCAAACAAGGAAATAATATGAGCCTATTACAAAACATCAAGCGCGGAGTGCAGCAGCGTCCGCAGCGAGTCATCATCTACGGGCCGGAAGGCGTGGGAAAATCCACGCTGGCGGCCGGGCTGCCCGCTCCTGTTCTGCTGGACACGGAACAGGGATCTTCCCACATCGACGTTGCCCGGCTGGACTGCCGGAGCTATGAAGACGTGCTGAACGCCATCGAATCCCTGCGGACGGAACCGCATGATTTCAAAACCGTCATCATTGACTCCATCGACTGGTGCGAGCGATTCCTTCAAAATTCCTTCCTGAAGGAAGAAAACAAAAAGAAAAACGCGCATCATCGCTCCATTGAAGATTTGGGCTACGGCAAGGGATATAAGATGATCGAACCTGTGGCCATGGATCTCTTGTCACGCCTCAACGCGTTGATGAGCGCAGGAATGAATGTGGTGCTGGTGGGACACTCCCGCCGCGTCAAATTTGAAATGCCGGAAACAGCCGGCGCCTACGACAAACACGAACTGAACCTCTCCAAATTTGTCGCGCCGCTGGTCAAGGAATGGGCTGACGCCATGCTCTTCTGCAACTTCGTCGTAACGGTCCAGGACGGCAAGGGACATGGAGGAAACCAACGCATGGTCTACACCTCTCCTTCCGCCCCGTGGGAAGCCAAAAACCGGCACGGGATGCCCGCGGTGATGGCGATGGACGCCGGGGAAATCTCCCGCCTGCTGTTTGGAGAGGGCTGCGGACCTGCCAATGCTTCGGCGAATGATGCCCCTGCGGCAAACAATGGACAGGAGCCGCCTCCGGACGCATCCGCGGGAGACCGTCAGGCGGATGCCCTGGCCGCGGTGATTGACCACGCAAAAGACGCCCTCGCCTTCATGATCAGCCGCGGAATCATTACTGCCGGACAAGGGCTGGAAGAAGTCCCGGCGGAATATGCCGCCCGGATTTTGAAAACTCCCGCCCGGTTCAATAACTCCGTAAAAGAATTCATGGAAGGAGGGGCGTGCCAATGAAACCCGTCACCTGCATCAACGTCGCCCGCGAAACCGGGCATGCCGTCCTCTCCCTGGACGGAGCGGAATACGCCGTCAGCCTGGACGACCTGCAAAAAATCCTCGCTGACATTGCCGGGCCCCGTCCGGCCCCGGCCACGGAACTATTGAGGCCGTCCCTGCTCCCCAAGCTGGCGCAATGCCCCTGCTACGTCTCCTCCCCCGACGCGGGGGAAGCGGCCCGGCGGGGAACCCGGATGGACGACGCCTTCCGGGCCCTGCTCATGGGCGTGGACGAATTCAGGGCGTGTGAACACCTGAAAGCCGATGAAAAAGAATCCATCCTCTGGGCGGTGAAAACGGTCCGGACGCTCTGCTCCGGGGAAGAAGTCATTGCCGACAAAAACCGCTGCGCCTTCCCGCAATGGCACCCCCGCGTGACAGGCGGGGAAGCGGACTGCCTCTGCCCCGCGCTGGGCAAGCTCTTCGACCTCAAAAGCGGCCAAATCCGCAACTACTGGGAACAGCAGGCCTCTTACGCGAAATCCTTCATGGAACGGGAATTCCTGGATGAAATCACCTGCCACCTCCTCTACTGCGACCAGCAGCAAATCGTCACCCGGAAATTCACCTACCGGGAAGCCATCTCCATCGTCAACGGAGTGGTGGACGCCGTGGACCGCGGCGGCGGGCCGCGCCTCTGCGACTACTGCGGCTGGTGCGCCTCGCAGGACACCTGCCCGCTGCGGAACCGGGCGGCGCAGGAAATGCTGACCCTGGCGGAAGCCGGAACGCTGGAAGAAAGCTTCGCCGAAATCGCGGAAAACCCGTCCAGGCTGGCGGAATTCGTCACCAAGGCCGGAATCTTGGAATCCTATGCCAAAAAAGGAAAAGAAAAAATCCTCGACTACCTCAACAACGGAACGGAAGTCCCCGGATTCAGGCGCGTCTCCCGGAAAGGCACGGACACCGTCGCTCCGGAAGACGTCGCCAAATACGCCACCTGGATTGGCGTCCCGAAACTCCTGAAATCCTATGGCCCGCTCAAGGCGGACATCTTCCGCGCCTTGTTCGCGGAAGCATTGCCGGAACAACAATTCCCGGAAGAACTGGTCAGGACGGGGGCCGGCTCCTCCTACGTTAAAAAAATCTCCGTCTCCAAAACCGCAACCACCAAATAACCATTATGTTCAGTTACATATCAGAAGGCGAGCCCAGCGAATACGGATTCCTCCCCGCGGGCGTCTACGAAGGAAAAATCGTCAAAATGGAAGAAGGAATCTCCCAAGGCGCCAAAACGCGGGGATGCCCGCAGCTGGCCGTCCACATCAGAGCCTTCGGCCCTGAAGGGGCGGCGACGGTCCGTTACTACCTGACCAACTCGAAAGACCTGGCCTGGAAAATTGACCTGTTCGTCAAAAACGTCACCGGGAACGTCTACCAACCCGGCAAGCAGGTCATCATCAACCCGGCGGAATACCTCGGCAAACCCTGCTACGTCCGGCTCAGCGTCAGACAGGGAGACAAGCCCAGGGCGGACGGGACTTATCCCGAATTCAGCAACTGCGAAGACGTGCTGGGGCCGGACGAAGCCCGGGCCATCATGGCGGCTCAGGACAGGGCAGCGGCGGGGCGCGGCGGAGCGTCCCTGCCTCCGCGCCCGGCGGACCTGCCGGCCAACAACCACATGAGCGCCACGGCGGGACCGCCGGCGGAAGAAGACGAAATTCCCTTCTAATCAACAGCCATGAGCGCGCGAACGGAACACGAGAAAGAAACCATCCTGGAAACCGTCCGCATGGCCTTTGATGAATTCGACGACTACGAAGACATCAGGCGCCAGGCGGCGGAAGACGAATCCGACTTCTGCCTCTCCATCAGCGTCAAAATCCCTGACGGGGAACAGAAAGTCTGTGTGAAAGTATCAGGCTCTATCAAGAAAACAGCTGTGGCAAATGCCTGTTTTGAGGACGACGGCCAGCTGAAACTGGACTTCGACGCCGAATCCCAGGCCCGGGAAATAGAAAGGAACTCGAAAGCGTCATGAACAAGCCGATAACCATCATGCTGCCGATCGTTCCCCCGACGAAAACGCACCAGAACAAAAAAATCGTCAACATCGGGAAACACGCCAAACTGGCGGACACGAAAGAATTGAAACTGGTCATCAGCGATTACCTGACCCTGCTGAAACCTTATCAACCGGCCCGGCCCCTGACGGGGCCGGTCTTCCTGAAACTGGCCTTCGTCTGGCCCTACCGCAAGAGCGAGCCGAAAAAAAACCGGATCGGGCTCATTCCGAAAACGACCAAACCGGACTGGGACAACCTGGCCAAAACCCTGCAGGATGTCCTGACCCGGTTGAGATTTTGGGAGGATGACGCCCAGGTGCATTCCGCGTCCGTGGAGAAATGGTGGGGCGAAGAACCACAAATAACAATCACTGTGCAAGAAGGATCAGAGCAATGAAACGGAACCCTCACATCATCGTTCAGCAGGTTTGCCCCATGAAGAAAACCGACGATGGGAAATATGAAGTTCAGGCCGCGATTGTGCACCACAAAGGGATTATCGCCCACTATCGCATGGAGTACCCCACGAAACGGCATGCCCGGTGGGCGCAGCACCTTATTTGCACGACAAGGAATCATACACGTCTACGGGTATTTGATGAATTAAGGGCCATCATTGACGGAAAGGAGGCCAGTAATGATTAACATCCTCTTATCCGTCAGGCGACCTTATTCAAGATATATTCTTAATGACGAAAAACACGACGAGGTAAGAAAAACAGCACCCTTGAAATTTAAGAGAGGGAATACAACCATTTATTTATATGAAAGCGGAAAAAACGGAAATCATGCCATTATAGGAAAATGTGAAATGTACGGAGCCTCTTTAGTTACAGAATCGAGAGGTGAAAACGCTATTCGCATTTTGGCCGCGCAGGCAAGGGTAGGATTTGCGGAACTTGTAAATTATTTGCCCTGTTGGGATTGGGGAATAGGAGCGCCCGAACTGTTTTTGAATGCCGTGCCCCTCTCTGCCATTGGACTGACCCGTCCGCCGCAGAGCTGGCAGTATCTTACCCCGGAACAGGCATCTATTTTGGAAAGGAGGTTCGCATGAAGATCATGCCCTTGACGCCATGCCAAAAGGCGCGCATCGGCTATTGGAAGGCATACAAAAGACTTGTGGAATTCCGCCGGGAGTATGCCGACTATGATTGCTTGTGTTATATGCCGTGGAGGCACGAGCTGCGCAGCGCGCCCCTGACCGGAAAAAAATATCATCTTGGAGAGCTGGCGCTCGCCGCAAAGCATGCTCATTTGATTTTGGATGCTTGGGAAAAGAGGCAAATCCTTAGGAAAGGAAGCCGGCAAGAAGATTGAATCCTGTGGATGAACTACACCCTCCAACTGACGCTTTTTTAATTATGGAATTCATCAATATCCCAACAGCCTTGTTTTCCAGCCCCGAATATATCGGGGCGGAACCCATACAGCGCGCCACCTGGATCTCTCTGCTGGCCTGGTGCTGCGAACAGGAAAACGGCGGCATCATTGAGGGCTGCCGCTCCTGGGGCATGCGCCGCTGGATGCAGACCTGCGGCGTGACGGATCAGGAAATCAGCGTGGAAAACGAACTCTACCACTTTGACGGCGATAATCTCGTCGTATTCGGCTATCCGCATGAAATTCAGGCCAGCGTGCAAACGCGCCGGAAGACCGCCCGTGAAAATGGAAAACTTGGGGGGAGACCCAGGAAAACCGACATTGGAACCAGTGTAGAAACCGAAAAGGAAACCCACGAAAAACCAACGTCAGTTATTTCCGAAAACCCAGAAGAAACCCAGTCGGTTTTTTTTAATAACCCAGACATAACCCATGAAGAAACCGTAAGGAAGGAAGGGAAGGAAGGAATTCACCCCCTTACCCCCTCTCCATGCACCGTGGAGGAAGTCGAAGCTCATTTGCAGGCCGCGGCTTTTGCGGGGCGTGTGCGTTTGGCTCCCGACCAGATACCGGACTGCGCCACGGCCTACTGGGGAAGCAGGGACGCCGTCAACTGGACCCGCAACGGCATCCCCGTGACCAAATGGCAATCCGACGCCATCAGCTTCGCCACCAGCTACGCCCTCAACCATCCGCCGCCTCCTGAAAACGGAGACCCCTATTCGAACCTTCAGGAACTCTAACCCCCAACAACTTCAACAACATGATCGACTCGCAGACACTCATTGACGCCGAAAAACTGGTGCTCTCCCAGGCAATGGACGGCGCCCAGGCATTGGCGGACCTCCGGGACAAGGGCATCAACCGCCAGACATTCAGCCTCCCGGCGCACCAGCAAATCTGGACGGCCCTGGAAACCGTCGCCGGCACGGGAGGAACCGTGGACGCCCTCACCGTCATCGCCCGCCTTGAAGCCCAGGGCCAGCTTGACGCCGTGGGAGGACACGCCGGAGTCGTGGAAACGGCCACCTACGGAGCCCTTGCCCGGTACAAAACCGCCGCCGCCCTGGAAATGGTCACGGAAGCCGCCAAAAAACATGCGCTGCTCGCGTTTGCCTCCCGGATGGCGGAAGCTGCCGGCGATCAGCTCAAAAGCGCGGAAGAAGCCCTTGATGAAGCCGAGCGCGGCATGTCCGCCCTGCGGGACCGGTGCGGCGTCCGCCAGACCGAAACCATCCGCGGGGCCGTGGGAGCCATCATTGAAAACCTGCAATGGCGCATGAACAACCCCGGAGCCATCAAAGGGATCTCCTCCGGATACCGCCGCCTGGACCTGACCCTGGACGGCCTGCAGCCCGGCGCCATGATCGTGCTTGCCGCCCGGCCCGGAGTCGGGAAAACCGCCGCCCTGGTCAACATCCTCACCAACATCTGCCTTGAGGGAACCCCCGTGGGCATGTTCAGCCTGGAAATGCCGAAATCCCAGCTCCTGGAACGTGTCCTCTACGGCATGGCCGGCATCAACTCCGACGACATCCGCCGCGGCAAGCCGATGACGGTCGGACAGCAGCAGCATTTCACGGCCGCCGTCAGGAAAATCACGGCCGCTCCGCTGCACATCGACGACGAAAGCTCCCTCACCATTGACAGCATCAGAGCCCGGGGCCGCCGGATGGTCCGGGAACACGGCGTCAAATGCATCGGCGTGGACTACCTGCAGCTGGTGCGCTCCACGACCCAGCAGGCCCGGGGAAGCCGGGAACGGGAAGTCTCGGAAATCTCCGCCGGCCTCAAATCCCTGGCCAAGGAACTCAATATTCCCGTCCTGGTGCTGGCCCAGCTCAACCGCGACGTGGAAAAAAGAGCCGGGAACGCCCAGGGCAAACCGGTCGTTTCCGACCTGCGCGACTCCGGATCCATTGAGCAGGACGCCGACCAGATCATCATGATCCACCGCCCCTACATGTACAAGCCCGACAAGCACGACCCCACGGAAGCGCAGTGGATCATCGGCAAAAACCGCTTCGGACGGCTGGGGCGTATTCAATTCCGCTGGACCGCGGAACTCACAAAATACGAGGAAGAACAGAATTATCCCGTCACCAACAAATGAGACCCCCCAAACCATCCCTGCGAAAAAACAAGCCGACGCGGCGAGGAAAGCCCGGATCCTACAAACTGCGCTTAACGCTTCTGGTGGATCCCAGAAAGAAAGGCAAACTTGTCGAGCTGGGACTTGGTACTAACGACAGACAGGAAGCCGAAGAACGCGCCAACAGCATTATCAATGCTCTGGAATCCGCCGGACTCTACCGTCTTCCCGCCGTCCGCATTCTGGAACATCACGTAGCCCAATTTGGCAAGATTGAACCTCCCCCCTTTGAACATCCAGAATTGCCTCTATGGTAACACCCCTGGAAAAATTCCTGGCAAAACATCCCACACCCTCCGGCATGGATTCAAAGGAATGGGCTGCTCTGAACGCTGCCATGAAGGAAAACAAGTTTTTCTCTTCCAAGGTGGAGAATATCAGATTGCTGGAACGGCTGCACAGGTTGATTAAGAATTATCTGACAGGAGAAAAGGAGACTTTACCCAATGGGGAAACGGTTATCAAGGTAGGAAGCGCCGCGGACTTTTCCAACCAGGCACTTCAATGGCTCCAAACCGAGGGGCTTGTTCCACCGGACGCCGAAGGCCCGAAGTATCACAACGATATTAAAAACATCGGTGCTCTGGCCCGTCTGAAGCTCATTTTCAAGACCAACGTCCGGCAAAGCATTGGGGCTGCTCAATGGGAGGCATCCATGAAACCAGCCAATCTCAAAGCATGGCCTGCTTTCCGGTTCATCCGCTTTCCGGGAGCCAAGACAAAGCGGCTTGTTCATGTCGTCAACGAAGATGCTGTCCGGCTTAAAACCGACTTTACTTTTTGGGCAGACGAAATGAACGCCGCCAGCCTCGGGGGCTTTGAGGTCCCCTGGCCGCCGTTCGGCTTCAACTCCTACATGGATCAGGAGCCTGTTTCCCGGGAAGAATGCGAACGGCTGGGACTACTCAAACCCGGGGAGCCGTTGAAGCGTCCAAGGGGTGCGGAGCGCTTCGGGATTGACCTGATTGAACGGTACGGGTACGGCAAGAAGGCCAGTACGGCGAAGTTGCCGGAGGAACTGAAGGCCAAATTGAAAAAGGTCTATGAAGACCGCTGGGGAGTCAAACAGGACAAATCTGATGAGGTTGTCTTTCCCTCACAGGAAGTGGCGAAAAAGGCCAGGGAAACGGCGGAGAAAGTCATCAAGGTTCCCTCTGCTCCCATTCCTGCGCCAGTCTCAGCCGTCACGCACACGGTCAGCCTGGGAGATGTCCCCAAGGTGAAGATGCCTGCCCCGTTGATGGATAAGGAAGCTGATGACCTTTTGCGAAGCGTTACCGGGGAAGTGTGGGCAAAGGCATCCAGACTGGAAAAGAACGCTTTGTTTTCCTACACCGGAAATGGATATGCCCGCATCAACAACGATTTGAGGAAGGGGAAGTCCAACGCCAAGGCGAAACAGATCGCCAAAGTCATTGACAGATGCAAAGTGCCTCAAGACATGGTTGTTTTCCGTGGCTGTGGGGTTTACAAGGAATTGAAAGACGCTTTGAACTGGAAAGGAGAAGAAATAACAGACGAGCTGGTTGATATGCTCAATCTCTCCGTAGTGGGAAACCCTCTCAAAGACGAAGGTTTCATGTCTGCTGCCGTAGCGGAGGGGAAAGGATTCATGAACCGTCCCGTGTTGTTCAGAATTCTCCTGAAGAAGAAAACCCGTGCCATTTATGCAGAGCCCTTTTCCAGATTCGGGGCAGGGGCCGGTAAGGACTGGGACGGCCTTAGCCCGCAAACCTATTTTAGCAGTGAAGATGAAATCATCATCCAGAAGGGAGGAACCCTCAAATTTCTCCAATTCCATAATCAGAACGGGAAATTGATCATTGACTGTGAATTGATACAATAATGATATGAAAGAAGAAACATCACCAGCGCACAAGAGAATTTGGGAGTCTGATTTCAAAGGATGCAAAACATCCCACCCTCTCCTGATGAAATGCCTTTTGTGCTCCAAGAAGAAGCTCAACCCGGGTAGTATGGAATGTAGCGCTTATGAGCGTAAACCTGATAGTATCCTCTACGATAACGCGGACTGCCCCAGCTTTGAACGCTGTATTGACGCGGAAGGGCTGCGCTGGATTGAAGGATATGTGAAACTCTCCGGAAAGGCGTACGTTCCCCGCCAGGACGATATACCTCCGGCAGGGTGGGAAAAAATCAACAAGGAGTATGCGAAATGAAGAAAGAGAGGACCGGGAAGAAGGGAAATGTTTCCAGGTATAGCGCTGCCCTCTCTGAACGCATTTGCGGTCATATACGTTGCGGGGATAGTCTGAGGAAGGCTGCCGAAAAGGAAGGCATTCCCCATCCCACGGTGATGAATTGGGCCAGAGAGAACGCGGATTTTGCAAACCAATACGCGCGCGCGTGCGAGGAACGGCTTGCCGCCCTAGAAGACAAGTTGCTTGACCTTGTGGAGAAAGGGCATGAAGTGGCCCCACGTGCCGAAATAGGGGGAACCATGTTGCAGGCGGTCAAGTTGGAAATAGACACACTCAAATGGATGCTTGCCAAGCTGATGCCGAAGAAGTACGGAGACCGTGCGGCGTTGGCTCTGGAAGGTGGAGAAAAAAACGTAGAGGTGACCCATAAACTTCCAGCAGAAGCAATCGTTCCGTTAGTGACAGCCTTGAGAGAAATATGGTCCGAAGAGGAAGAAAGCTAGGGGCTCCGGTCAGGCCGGAAGACTCTCCCGTCATCTTTGCCGCCCTGATTCTGGGGGAAACAGGGCTGTACAAATGGCAGATGCGGGCCCTTGAAAGGGCTGCCCGGGGAAAGCGGGTTGCCCTGCGCGCTGCTAATGGTTCCGGCAAGACGGACAAGGTAATTGGTATCCTTGCCCTATGGTTTCTCTGGCGCTACCCCCGTGGGCGTATGCCTATTACGTCCGGCTCATGGCGCCAGGTAAAAAACCAGCTCTGGCCTGCCCTGGAACGGCACCGGAACAACCCATCCCTTGCGGGCTGGAAATGGCTCAAGAATTGCCGCGTGGAAACGCCGGAAGGGGGATTCATCGAAGGCTTTTCCACCAACCACGCCGGGAAGGCGGAAGGCTGGCACGGGCGTGTGACGGACGAATTCAAGGATGAGCGGAAGGAACAGGATGAGGAAGACCCCCGCAGCGAGAAGAAAGCCCGTCTGTTTGACGTTGACGAGTTTACCGGAGATGATCCTTCCTCCCCCGTGTTTTTCGTGGTGGACGAGGCAAAGACGGTTCCAGATGAAATCTTTGACGCCATTGAACGATGTACGCTTCAATTCTGCATCTACCTTTCATCCCCAGGCAAGCCGGAAGGGCAATTTTATCGCTGTTTCCACGAGGAAAAAGACCTCTTCTGTCCGATGGTGGTAACGGCCTTTGATTGCCCCCATATCTCCCAGGAGCGCATTGACCGCATTCTGGCCCGTGTGGGGGGTAATGAGGATGATTCCTATTTCCGTTCCGTCGTGCTGGCGGAATTCACGCTGGAAGGAGATTTGTACATCATTGACCCTGGAAAACTGGAATGGGGTCAGCGGCAGCCCTACGAGCCGCGCAGGGGGCGCCCCGTGGCCTTCCTGGACATTGCCGCGGGCGGGGATGAAACAGTCCTTGCCATCTGCGACGGAAACGAAGCCTGGATTGAATACGCGGAACGACAGCGGGACACGGTGCAGAGTGTCCGCAAGTGCATTGCCACCCTCAAGGGGCTGGGCATTGCGGATTGTGATTTGTGGGTGGACGCTCCGGGCATGGGCCTGGCTGTCATCAGCGATTTTAATGAATCAGGTTGGTATCCGAATGAGTTCTTTGGGAACAACCCTCCGGAAGACCGCGACCGCTACATCAATCTCTCGGCGGAATGCTGGAATGACGCCGGACTGGAACTCATGACCGGGCGAGTGCATATCAGGTCCAGGCGGCCGGACAAGACGCTTTTCGTGCAGTTGACTACCCGGAAGAAAGAATATGCGGACGATTCCAGGCTCAGGAACGAGAAGAAGGAGAAAATGAAGGCTCGCAACCTGTCTTCTCCTGATCGCGCGGACGCCTTGCTGGGGGCTATATGGGCTTCCTTTCGTGGATCTTCCGGAGTTTGGACAGGAGAGGGCAACAGGCCTATTGTGGGCAAGAGTCAGCACGCCGTCAAACATACGGGGAAATTTTATCCCATTTAGGACTGTTCGTAGCCCATTTTGACATTGTTGTACCCTCCCTCACGTTGGGGCGATAATGCGTGCATGAGGCAAGCCGCCAACTACAACGTACACGCCACGGAATCCCTGCCGCAGTCTCTTGCGCTGCATTTTATTTCTCCTTCCGGTGAGGATATGGACATCAGCGGCATGACGCTACGCGGCGCGGTGGTACAGGATGGGGTGATCATGCTGGACTGTGCCGTTACGGGGGTGAGTACGGCATTGGTGACATGGCCGAGGCTGGCCGCCGGATGCGGCGCATATGATATTTTTCTGACCGACGCATCGGGCAAAGAATACCCCTTGTTGAAGGGAGCCGTGCATGTAATGTCCCGCGTTACGCCTCCGGACGGAACGAATGAGGCCGCGGCCGTGGCCGGTGCTCTTGATGTCTCCATCCCCGAAACGGAAGACGGCTCCGTGACCATTGTGGAAAACCCGTCCATTGTGGTCGAGGAACTTGTACGACAGGCCGAAGCGGCCCGGGATGAAGCAGAGCAGCTTGTGGGAACGCTGGAAGAACAGGTGGAAAGCGGGGAATTGGTCAATGAGGCTGTAGCAAATAAATTGCCGGGAGCTCTCAAGGAGGCGGGCGTGGAATTGGCCGCGGCAACCGGGCAATCCACCTTGTCCAGCGGAGACGCCGCCGACACCTGGACCATCGTGGGCGGCTACGCGTTCACGTGGGGAGACGAGATTCTGGCGGGGCATCTGCCCGACAGCTGCCGCCTGACGAGTATTTCAACCGTGTATTTTTTTGACAATCCCGCCCTGAATCAGTATTGCCTGCGGATTTGGAAGCTGGTGGACGGAGCTTACAGCCTGATTGGCACCTCCGCCTATGTGTCCAACCTTTCCAGCGGTCAGACGGCCACGTGGGTATTTACGCCGGGCGTTCCCTTGACGCGCGGGGATGTCATTATTATCCAGGTGTGTGAGGGGACGGAGATGACGCCCTACGCGCTGGGCATGCACGCCGTACTTACTCCGTCCGTCCCTGGGCGTGGCCTGGTGGCGGAGGTGGCCAACCCGCCCGCCGTGAACGGCACGATGGCCCCACTGATGACCGTGGTGGTGGACTATGACAACGGCATCACCCTGGGAGGGATGGAGCTGGCCACCGCTAGGCAACTGGACAGCTTGGGGCGGGATGTGCGCAAATCCTCCGCGACCGCCGAGGCTGCGGCGCGGACGGCTGGCCAGTCCGCCGCCACCGCGTCCAGGGCTGCCGATAATGCCGCAACATCTGCCACCAGCGCGGCCAACTCCGCCACGGCGGTGGCTAATGCTCTGGCGGCCATGCCGCAGGTGGACGCCTCCGGCAACATGACGCTGGCCGGAGGTCTGACGGCGGCGGGGGCCGTCAACGCCAACGGAGGCATCAATATTCCGCTGGCCGTGGGGGCGGCAACGGATACGTCAGCGGTCAACCGCCTGTACGCCGCCGGGCTGGCTGCCGTGACGGAGGCGTTTTCTTCCCAGAGTTTCCTTTCCAGTTTCAGTTTGTACGGCGGGAGCGTCGCCGTAGATCAGACGGTTCCCGGCCAGGTGTGGAAACTCAGCAAGACATCCGCAGATCTGGGGACAGTCCAGGTTAATTTGATGAATCCCTTTTTAGGAGCATCCAATTATTCGGGGTGGCATGGATTTATTCTGCCGGTCGCTTTGGGCAATGCCGGCAGCACTGCCGCCCGAAAGCTGACTTTCGCGCTGGGTAAACCGGGGAATATCGTCAAGAAGACGGCTGCGGAGATGGATATGTTCACGCTGTCCCCCGCGCCTGGGTCTGCCAGTTCTTTAGCAAGGTTCGTTGACGTCACGTTTTATATGGTCAATGACGCATCCACGAATCCGGCGGGTTATCCGGTGAGGGTGAGGGAACTCGTCTATGATTCCGCTCAGGCTAAGTGGTTATGTTACGAAACTCTCTCCGTCATTCCGTCCTTCAACACCAACCCGTCCTGCAATATGTTCCTTTCTTATCAACAGGACAGGCCGGGCCGCGATGTCAGGGCAGGATTGTGGATTGGTTCTAATGCGGCGGATTCCCGCCGTCTGCTGTGCATTGCCGACATGCACGGCGTTGTTGACACGTTCTCCTGGACTGGCGTTGGAGCTTTGTATTGGGATAGCGACGGGACCAATTCTCATAGTTATCTTGGAGCGATGAGGCAGATGACGGCTCCGGGGTATAACCTGCCGTCCGGGGCTTATGATGCGTTCCGGGCTCTTGAGTCCCGTTTGATCCAGTCAACTTCTACTTACGATTTTACGCCTTATGAATAATGCAGAAATACAGATTCAGTTTCCGCAGCCTGGTAACTGGCAGGAATTCATTTTGACACCCATTTACCGGGACGCGGGCGGTTATAGACCTCCGGCCCGTTATACGCAGGACGAGATTCCAGCCGACCAGGCCCCGGCCATGCAGGCGGTAGTGTCCGCGCTGGTGGGATTGTCGGAGCCGTGGCAGGCCTCCCAGGTATGGGCGCGGCTGTGTGTGACTATGAATTATGATACTGCAAATGATCATAGGGAATATGTTTTTGCCGTGGATTTGACCGTGGAGGCTGTCAATCCGCAGGGCGGGCGCAGGGTGTTCACTTCCCGTGATTACCCGGCTTTTATCATCACGGAACCCGCCGCCGTGGCGTTTTTCAAGTTTTTCACTACTAATCAATAACAACATAATCATATGACTACTAATAATCAATGCAATCATGCCGAGGCTATCGCCAAGGATTTTTATAGGGTAGTTTCCGAGGATAACGGCAGCGGCTGGAAGTCCTGGGAAGATTTAACCGATTCACAGCGGGAAGCGTTTGTGCGATTGGCGCAGCAAGCCCTGCCCATTATCGGCAGACACGCACTTTGTGATGTCCGGGACTACCTGGGCATCAAGGCATCCGGCACGTCCACTTGGTGGAAAAAGGTTCTGCTGGGCTTGGCCTACGCCGCTGTTGGTGCTCTTGGTTTTTCCCTGTTCCAGGGCTGCGGGCACTCCGTGGACGTGACGCCGGGCCGCACCGAGGTATGCAAAGACGGCTCCTGCCTCGTCATTGAGCAGGGGCATATTTCCTATTCCCAGGCCCAGCCGGAAACGGACGTTCCGCCCGTTGTTCAGATCGTACCTTCCAAGAAATAAGGCCATGTGTAAGCTCTCCGAAGTACCGGCGCGTTTCCTGGATTTTGCCAAGGCTTCCCCCGTGTTTGCCTGCGTCCTGATGTCGCTGACGATATGCGGCGGGGCATGCTGGTACATCGGGGAGGTGGTCAGCCACCACAATGACCGCCTTTGTGATCTGATGACCATGCAGACGCAGGCCCAGGTGGAGACGGCCAAGGCGATCCAACTACTTGCCGTCAGAATCGAAAACATAGAAAGGAAGCTGGAAAAGTGAATGAAGAACAATTCTTTCTGTCGTTAATGGCCATTTTATCAGCAACAGTTTTGGGATTTACCCTCATGTGTATAGGGGAACCTGGATATGGTATCGGGGTATGGCTCACTGCACTGGCCATTCTCTTGTACTTTTTTCGGTGCGGACGATAACACCAACTGTAAAGTTTTTCTTACAAGTTCCCTTTAGTTAATAATCAATAGTTTCCGTATGCCTACCCTGTACATACTCATTGTGGACGAACCCGGAAAGGAGCAATGGATGAAAATTTTTCTTACCGAAAGAGACGCCGCTTTTTTCCTGGCTCAATTTAATGAGTGGCATTTGCATGCCAAGTGCCATTGCTACACCGTGGAAGGCAAGCGGCTTGTGCAACTTATCGACAATCTGAACGAATGAATACTATAGAAAGAAAGATGGCCGCGGCTATCCTCCGGTTTGAAGACAGCCGCGTTACCGGGCCGGATTCCCTGCGCGTTTCCCGCCTTCCTGCCGCCGACAAGGGCGGCAAGTGGGAGATTTGCGGCATTTGCGACGGCATTGAACCGGCCGTGTTTAACAGATTGAAGGCCCTGTTGGATGCCGGAAGACGTGAAGAGGCCTGGGAAGGTTGTCTCCAGTATGTCCTGGATAATACCGCCGCCGTGCGCTCCTGGCTGGGTTCCGACGCTTTTCCTGGCGTTGAATTCATCCTGCGGGATCATTATTTCAATTCCGGGAGCAGGAATACCGGGAAGATTTTGCAGCGCGCGCTGAACATTCACGGCGCCGGGCTTGTGGTGGACGGGATTGTCGGCCCCAAGACCCGGCAGGAACTACAGGACCAGTTGGCCGCCACGGGTGAAGCGGTGTTCCTTATCGCCCTGCAGGAGAAGCGTCAGGCGTTTTACCGCTCTTGCAAGCAGTTTCCTGTGTTCGGGAAGGGCTGGCTGAACCGCTGCGACGATGCGTTCAGCATGGCGCAGGAGCTTGTTTAATCCTTAAATCTCTATTCGTTCATGGCATTATTTCCCAGGCTTCGCGGCAAGGTGAAAGAGGCGGTCCAGATATTGGTTTCTCCGTTTGCTGATCATAAATTCAAGCACTGGCCAGCCTCCGAACTTGACCCGGAATCCCTGAAATCTCTGAAAGAGTCCATTGCTTCCGGGCGGCTGGACCGGCAGGAACAGCTCTTTATGGCTATGCTGGAAAAATGGCCGCGTCTCCGGAAGAATCTTGGGGAAATAGCAAACGCCGTTGCCCGCATGGAATGGACAGTCATGCCCTGGACGGAAAAAGGACAGCAACCGACCCCGGAAGCGCAGGAAATGGCGGAGCTTGTCGAATCCGCCTTCTGGCGGTCAGAACCGGAACCGGACACGGTAGAGCAGGGAGCAGACGATTTGCTCAAATCCCTGACCTATATGCTTACTTGCGGCAACACCGTTCATCAAATCAAATGGGCGTCGGATGATATCATCTACCCCCGCTGTTACGAGCCTCTTTCCGCTCAATTTTACGCATGGGAATATAACTACGGCAGGAAGGATCGTTTGCTCCTTTTCCGCAACGGCCTGGAAAACGACCTGGAAGGAGAAGAATTTCCCCCGGACAAGTTCCTGATTGGGCTGAATAAGGCCGACGTGTTCCACCCTATTTTTGGCGCCAAGCTCCGGTGTCTTGTGGGATGGTTCGGAGCCGCCTGTTACGGGTTGCCCTGGCTGATGACGTTTTGCGAGCTTTTCGGCATCCCTTTCCGGACGGCTAAAGTCAGGGGTGACGAAAAAGCAAAAACGGAGGCGGCGGAAATGCTGCAAAACCTTGGTTCCGGGGGATGGGCCGTCACAACGCAGAATATGGAGTTTCAGCTTCATGACGCCGTAAAGGGAGCCAACGGGCTGCCCCAGGCGGATTTGATCAAACTGGCGGACGAACAATGCGACAACCTGATCCTGGGACAAACGTTGACCAGTTCCAAGGGGGACGGAGGGGCGTATGCCCTTGGCAAAGTGCATGCCGGTATCCGCAAAGAGGTCATTGAAGACGCGGGGCAGGCCGTGGCGAATATTCTCAATTCCCAACTCATTCCTGCCATCATCCACTTGAATTACGGGCATATTCCTTCCCGTCTCCCTCAATTTGTTCCCTCTATCCGCGGCATTGACGCAGAAGCCCTGGAAACGGTTGCCAAAGCGGCGGGAATCATGGATGTAGGAGAAGAATTCGCCCGCACCATCGTCAAGATACCCAAGCCGCGTTCCGGCGAGCCTGTCTTGAGAAAAGCCCCGTCTATCGGTTCCGCTCCGGGCCAATACGGGGATGCCGTTGAAGCCGCTGCCTCCGAGGGAAAAAACTAGCTCCGCTCGCCCTGGCCGTCGAGTTGGAGCAGGACGCGGAAAAGGCCGCAGAAGAAATTTTACAGGCGTGGGCCGAGCCATGCGCTGATTTTGTCCGGGAATTGATCGGCAAAGCCCGTTCCGGGCTTTCTGATCATGAATTTCGGGCGGAACTGGCCGCTGTGCTTGCCCGCCTTCCGGAAATGGACCTCACCAATGATGATTTGCTGCAGGAAGCCCTGTGGGACGCCAGCGCGGAAGCTTACCGGAAGGGGTGGGAAATCAATCGGATTGAAGACGAGATATGAACCTGACGATCGACTTGAACGGTGTTGACCCGGTAATTGCAGAAGTGAAAAAAATAGCAGCTCCGGAAAGTTTGGCGAAAGCCAATGAACGCATGGGGGAGGGAGTGAAAAGCTGGCTTTCGTCCTGGTACAGGAACAAGGCGGAATCCGGACACTTTGAAAACACGTCCCTGCCGACCCACGGGCCTGGAAGGAAGAAAACCGGGTGGGCCAACGACATTGCCCGAAACTGGTTTGCCGAGACGACGGCGGACGGTGCCCGCATCTACCTCACCGGGCAGGCAGGGGAGGGGAACGGGGGGGAACCTCTAGACCTTGCACAATCCCTGTTATTGAAAATCTACGGCGGCACGGTGACGGCCAAGCGGGCCCAGGCGCTGACCATTCCTGTCATTCCGGAGGCGCACGGCGTTCGCGCTGGCGCTTACGCCTCTATGACGGGCCGCAAACTTTTCACTCTTCGTAAAAGCATCCTCAACCTTCGCAACAGCATGACCGGCTCCGGATTGGAGCCGGGCTGCCTTTTTGAATCGGACGGGCATGGCGGAGTCAGGGCCGTCTATAAGCTCAAGAAGTCGCAGATCTTTGCGCCATGGCCGGAGGCTTTTCCGGATATGGAAGAACTTACGGGCATAGCATTCAAACACTTCATGGATGCCATGCTTGATGACGGGGGAGGTTCCGAAGACTGGATAAATTGACTAGGAGAGCTAAGCTGAAAGACGGTGTAAAATAAACCGCCGCAGAGGGGAAACTGCGGCGGAGTAGAAAAAAGATTTGTTATAGAAATAGTTTTATTTCTTTTTTAAAATATAATGTTCGGATAAGATTCCTTGATTAATTGATCCTTCTTTGTCTGACAACATTAATTTACTACCATCAAGTATTTTATAATAAGATTTTTCATTAGAAGAGGTTAGAGATAATTCAATCAAGTTTCCATTTATCAAATTATAATGACCTTTTGATTCGAAAGTTGCGCTTTTTTCTCCTTCTCCTATATATTCGCTCCTCAGTATATAAGTTTTATCCTTATTTAATGTCAGTGTCGTCTTTATACCTTCACAATCGGCAGCGGGAAGAGTTCCTTCATAAGTGCCGTAAAAATTAGAATTTTCCGACTTGTTTTCTATTTTTGTTCCACCGTTTTCAATTTGATCATGATTCTCTTGAGGAGCATTGCAACCGGTTATGACAACTAAACATGTGGCCCATAAAAAAATCATTTTCATGGTAAGTACCTTTCTTTTTTAATTAGTGTTTTTTCTTAATTCAATAGAGCAGGGACTGAGAAATCAATTCTCTCCCAATACCATTATAATATTACGTAAAACTTTGGGAGGTGGCAAGATATTATTCTCGGCCAGCCGGGATTTTATTCCTGATCGTTACGGCTTGAATATTTTGTAGCCCATTTTGCGTCTATTGCCCCATACCTCCACTGTGCCTCATCATGGGGGCATGAGTACGCTGATAACGACGGTAGCCGGCAACCACGGCAAGGCTCCCATGGCTATCCTGTGGGCCCCCAAAGGAGAACATACTATTAAATGCTCGCTCAACGGCCAGCCGGGAACGTGTGTGGTGCGGGTAACGTCCGACTGCGTTCCCCGGCTCAATGCCGACCTGGAAGCCAAGCTATCCAGCAACGTCAAACCGGTCGGGCTCTATGATCATGAGATGGGGCCCGCCTCTTACAAGCCGGGACGGTTTGTGTGGAACGAGGAAAAAGGCGTTGTGTTGGAACTGGAAGGATGGACGGAGAAGGGAAGAACGGACGTGGAAGGCGGCAATTACGGCTATCACAGCCCCCGCTTCCGGCGCGACAAGGGAACCGGGGAAATCCTCGGCCTGTTGCCGGAATCCATAGAAGTAGGTTCCTTGGTCAATGACCCCGCATTTGACGACATCGAACGCATTGCCGCCAGCCGAATGGAGGGCGACGTAGCCCATTTTGACGACGTTGAAGACCCCGGGAAACCGGGCGACAATAGAGACCTTGAGAAGCCCAAGGAGGGCCTCGACCAGCAAGACAACCATACAACCAACCGAGACATGGACATCACTAAACTCGTTGCCCTCGGCATTTTGACCGAGGAAGAAGCCAAGGCTGAAAATGCCGAGGCTATCGTGTTGGAGCGCATCAAGGCCCTGCAGGACAAAGGCAAGGCCAGCTCCGACGAATTGGAAGCAAGCAAGAAGGAGCTGGCGAAATGCCAGGAAGAAATTGCCGCATCCAGGAAGCAGGTGAAGGAACGCGCCGTCCAGGACGTTGCCGATGCCATTGCTGCGGGCAAAATCGCCCCGAAGGATGAAGCATCCAAGACCTTTTGGGAACGAGCCCTGACGGAAGACTATATTGCCGCCAGCAAGCAGTTGAACGCCCTGCCGAAAAATCCCGCATTCGATGACGTGAATGCCGGCAAGCCGGAAGGCTCTCCAAAAGAACCCGTCACGGGAACCGCGGCTCTTCGCAGCTCCTTTGAAACCGAACTCAATAACCTGAACAAGTAATATGCCCGCGAAAGAATTTATGACCCTGCTGGACGTGCTTCAGCAGGAAGGAACAGGATCTATCAAGGCCCTTGACGCAGTCCGTTCTGTTGGACTTGCATCCCCGGAAGTAACCGCGTTTCCCGTTACCGTTATTGACGGAACGCAGTACGAAATCAATATGCCCACCGGCATTCCCCGTTTCGGGTTTCGTCCGGCCAATGCCGGAGCCAAGAACCTGACGACCGAATACACCAATAAAACCGTTAAGTGCTACTACATTGACGGACCTATTGCGGTGGACAAGGCCGTTGTCACCAGCTCCGCCAGGGGGGCGCAGCTGCTCACCAAGGAAACCCGAAGCGTTACGTTGGGTGCCATGGCCTCCATTGCCCTGCAGATGTGGTACAGGCTTCCGGAACAGGAAAATGTGTTCCCGGCTATTTCTGAACAGATGGGGGATTATATGACCATTTCCGCAGATCCTTCCAAGCAGGAAGACTCGGAAGCCAACCGCGCCGACAACTCCGGAGCTTCCGCTTACCTGGTCATTTTGGGTGACGACTTCCTGCACTCCATATGGGGGAACAAGAAGACGCTTTCCATGTCTCCGGTGCAGGAAGAGACCGTGGCCAGGAATACGGAAGACGGGGAATCAGGAACAATGAGGGCCTATACTTCCCGTTTGGAAGGCTGGACGGGCATTGCCGTGGAATCTCCGTTTTCCGTGGCCCGCATCAAGAACATCAGCGCCCAGCATCCCTTGACGGACAAACTTGTCGCCAAGGCGAAGAGCCTGTTTCCTGCGGCCTTGCGCGGCATGATTTCCTATGTGGTTATGAACGGCAATGTGAAATTGCTGTTGCAGGAATCCAGAACCCTTACGCCTGCCACCGGAAACGGCGGAACGGGCATGATCGCCCCTGAACCCGATTCCGTGATGGGAATCAAGATTCTGGAAGTGGATTCCCTGCTTGATGACGAATCACTGTCCAGTGTCCGCGCCGCATTTGCGGAAGACTTTTTCCGCGCCCGTCGCAACTCCCTTGCCCTCAAAAATTAACCTTTTATCCGCAGAAAGGAGAAACACACCACATGATGAAGAATATGTACCGCAATGACGAAGCGCTTACGATCCGTCTGAAGATGCCGGGAACCGGAAAGACGGTAACGTCTGCCCCGATTCATATCGGACAGAAAGGAGGCATCGACAGCGCTGTCATTTCATTGAAGCACGAAGAGCTTCCCGCGCTGGCCGCCGGCAAGACGATGACCCTCACCGTCGAATCGTCCGAGGACGGTGATGCCTGGACGGAACTGGATTCCCCGAAGCTGGTTGCGACGGGGGGTGAGAGCAATGGTTCCGGCTCCGGAGAAGTGTTCATGCGCGTTCCGTTGGAGGCCGGCCCCTGGCTGCGCCTGAAAATCGCAGCTGAAACGTCCGCAGGCGACAGCACGGCACAGGAAGCCGTCCTTGCCGTCAAGGTATAACCTTATTGAAACAATGGCCCTCGTAAGGATTACTCCGGAAGCGGTTGCCCGCTATTGCCAGGACAAGGAAATTACTTCCATTGCCCGGGACAAAATCAGCGACATCATCCGCGAGGTCTGCAACGAGGTGGCGGCTGCAGTCAACTCCTGCCCCAGAAATGCCAGGATTGCGATGGATTCCAGTTCCGTTCCCGCGGAGTTGGTATTCACCACCTGCATTCTGGTGCGGGATGCCGTCACCAGCTCCGTGCCAGGTTCAAGCGAATCCCTGCAGGGGACGGCGCGGGCGGCTCAATATCAGGATGCCCGCGCGAAACTCCGCGCCGTGGCTGCCTGTGAAGTCGAGTTTGCCCCCTACGATGGGCACCAGCCCAGCGACGTCATTTACGGAGGGCCGAAACACCAGGATTGGAGCAATCCGATATGAAGAAAACCCTGAAGAAGTCGCCTGTCATTGCATTTGCGGAAGTCCTCTGTCAGCGGGCCGTGGAAATTTGCTCCGCGGCCAACAACGGGGAAGACCCGGAAATCATTATTAAGGCATGGGACGGTTCCTTTGAGGAAGAAATCAAGAGGGTGACCGGTTCCCTGGAAACCGTCATCGTCATGGAGCGTCCGGAAATTGTTCCGGACAAGTTGAGCAGGAGCGGCAAAAGCACGGCCAGATGGCACGTCACCGTGGAGAGCAACCCGCTTCTGGACGGTGACGGCTGGGACGCCGACGACCTTGCCGACATCATCCAGGAGGGCTTTCACAAGTGGCGCCGCAACCATGCCCGGCTGATGATGACGGAGGTAATCGTTACCAGCTCCAAGCCGGCTCTCGCCAAAATCCTGAAAAAGTCCATCGTCCTGACGATGGAAACAACCCTGATTATCAAACATGGCAACTAAACCCACCACCGCCGCGGCCCAGGAGGCCGCTACTGCCCCGGCGCCCCGCATCGTCAAATGCCGGGTGGCCGTCAACAAGCTGGAACTCCCTCACGGCATCGCCGCGCGGGGAAAAATCGTCCACATCCCGGAAGACGTGTACAAAGTCCACGCCGACGCCGGGAAAGTGACCTTTATTGACTACGTAAGAAGCTAACAACCATGTCAGAACTCTACAACAAGGAAATGCTGGTCGGCACCTTTCTCGACCTGTGCCCGTTCGGAACGACAGTCACGGCCGAAAGCGGCACGGACACGGTGGACGAGCATTTCAAGCCGGCGAAGGACTCCGACGCCTGGATGATGGCCAACGAAGTCATCGACTACAAAATCACGCCGACCACGGAAGACGACGCCCGCACGGTATTTTCCCGCGACACGACCTCCTATGTGACGCGGAAGAACACCAAAGTGACGGGCAACACCATCGAGATTAACTCCACGGAGGTTAATCCGGTCTGCTGGCAGGTGATTTACCAGTGCGACAGGCTGGAAGCCGGGAAGGAAGTGCAGCCCTTTTCCCGGAACATCTACGGGCAAAAGGTATGGGCGCGCCTCACCAAATACCAGGAAGACAAAAAAGAAATGATGGTCCTGGAAGTCGCGGCGCTGCTCAAGGTGGAAATCCCCACGGAAAACAACAAGCTGATCACGCCGAAATTGACGCTTGAAGTGATACCGTCCTCCCTGAATTCCCTGACGCCCACGGAAGAAATCGCCTTCCCGGCCTCCGCCGGGGCATGACAGCCGGGGCCGCCCCTCTGTTTGCATGGGGAGGGGCGGCCAGTCGCACTCCGCAAGGTGTGCGTGGATTGAACCCCCCCCCACCATTATTGAGGCATGGACACGACCGTCTCTCCCTTTTCCATCACCTTTGACGGGCGTGCCGTCGTGCGCGCCGGGGAATTCCTGCTCGACTCCCTGCCGGAACACGCTTTCCCGGTGCAGTTCGGCACGTCCGCCACGCCGATCATCAACAGCCCGTTCCCCAGGCTGGACGCATTCGGCAACCTGTCCCTGTCCTTCACCATCTCCACCGTGCGGGAATGCGCCTCCCACATGGACGCGTGGAGCGCCTTTTACGAATGGCTCAACGAATGGAAAACGGCGGGGAAGGGGGAATGGACCTGGACCGACGCCTGCGGCCGTGAACAGCGCTTTGAAGCCGTCATCGCCGACGCCGAGCCGAAGGTTCAGGGCCTGCGCCTTATTGTCTCCTACAACTTCACCCTGGGCCGCCTCCTGTGAAAACCCTTGACGTATCTTCCTCCGACTTCCTGGACATGGCCGAAAGCCCGTCCTACAACCGGCTCTCCTTCGGGGGAGCCTCCGTCTCCTTCCGCGCGCCGGTCTCCCGGTTTGCCTCCTGCCCGTTTGAAGAAGGGGAAATAGTGAAAGTCGTCTGGCGCGGGAAAACCCTGCTCATCGGCCCGGCCATCGACCTGGAACACTCCCTTGAAGGAACCTCCGAGAGCTGGGACATCAGGATTTGCGATTACTGGTGGAACCTGAGCAACATCCAGTACTTCGCGAATGGCCGCGCCAACGGCATCTTTGCCGAATACCGCCGGGGCACAGGCGGAAGCGGTCAGGAAAAACAGGCGACCGCGAACATCCGGGACGCCCTCTCCGGAGTTCTGGACCACGCCGTCAGCACGGCCCTGGTTCCCATCAAATACGACCTCCGGATCGACAAGGATGCCGAAATCATTCCGTTTGCCTACGCGTCGGAAACGTATGCCTCCCTGCTTTCCAAGATCCAGCAATGGCGCCCCAACATGGCCGCGTGGTTTGAATACGGCGCGGATGACTCCGCCACGCTGGTCATTGCCGACCATGCCGCCCTGCCGGATATCGTGCTCGACCTGTCCGCCGTGGACGTAAGCGCCCTGTCCCTCAAGGCGCGTCCCGATCTGGTGCCTCCGGCCGTGGGGTTGACCTGCAACGCCTCCGTTGTTTCCCGGGTTCAGCGCGCGCTGGCCGTCTATCCCTCAGGCGCCTCCCTGTCCCAACCCTATGTGGTGACGGCGGAAGTGGACGTTCCGGGCGGCGTCAAGGTCTCCGACACTGCCGGGCAATACAGCCCTGTGGAAACGGACTCGCTGGGTTACGACGCCCCGCGGATGATTGTCCGGGGAGACAAATTCCCGACCGGCACGGCCCAGTGGGCGGCCCGCGTCAAACGCTGGGCTCCGGCCCTGGAGGATTGCGCCGGCCTGGAAGTGGCGGCCAGTCCGAAAATTACGTCCATCACGCCGGCTGACGCGGAACACCGGGGATACAGCAGCGCGGCCATCACCCACGAACTGACCTCCGGCCAGATCAACGGAAAGAGCGCGAGAATCAAATGGGGCAAGGTCCGGGTGGATTTGCGGGTGCGGGCGACGGAGCCCCCCGACACGGTGAAGCAATATTTTCCGGAATACGGCGGAAAATCCGGAACCGGGGACCGCTGGATCGGAACATTGACGTTTGAAGTGACTACGACGAATGTCGGCTACGCGTCCTACCGGGTGGACAGGGCAGGGACGGTGGAAAGCGTATCCGACGACGGCGGAAGCCCCGGAGGCGACGAAACATCGGGCAGCTACGACACCTCCGTGTTGTATAAAAATTTCCTGAAATCTTACTACGAAGCCACCCGCGCGCTGCCCTATGACGGATCCGCGACCGTCCACGACGACTTTGACCAGGTCTGCGGGGGGCGCCTCTCCATCATGGGAGGATTGAAAGAATGGGAAACCATGCGGTCCGTCATCCAGGAAATATCCCTCGACCTTAAAACGGGAGTTTCCGACGTGACGGTGGGGGCCCCGGAACAGATCTCCCTGCAGGACTCCATCGACCGGAGCCGGCAGCTTGCCGAGGCGCTGCGCCGGACGGCCTGGGCGGATTCGTCCACGTCCGCCGGGGGCGGTTCTTCGGGCGGAGGATCCGGCAGCGGAGGCGGAGGCTCTTCCGGAGCGGACGATGAAGTCCCGGAGCTTCCCAGCGTCGGGCCGTCCGTAAAACTGCTGCAGGCCCAGGAGCCTCCCGCGTGGGGAACCAGCGCCGTCGAGGTGGGATTCCAATGCCGCCTGTCTTACGGGAGCGACGGCAAGGTGTCCGACGCCTACATCCGCAAGGGGAAGGCTATCTATGCCGGCAACTATATCGGGGGGCTGCTTCCGGAGGGGGACGGTTCCGGGGGCTGGGTGAAAAGCCCCGTCACCTCCGGGGAAATCTGGCTCAAGATCCAGCTGGACAAGGACGCGAAATACCTCGGATCCTCTCTGTCCGCCGCGGGCGGCGTTTCCGACCCCGTCAGGCTCGCGGAGGAGGACCGGGAAACCCCTTACGAATATTATTTCCATCTGGCCACCATCGACGGCAGCAAGGTGGTGCAGCACCAGGCGGGCACGGTTTATCTCCTAATCCACCCGGGAACCTTCGGCCCCTCCGGAATGTCATGATCAGGATATACACCTTCACCTATGCCGGAGACGCGCAGGAAGCCGTGGCCTGTGTCCGGTGCGCCAGGACGGCTCTTCCGGAGGCGGTGGTTACGGTGGTGGACGACAGCGCCGCCCCGGTGCCCCCGGAGGCCAGGAGAGCTCTTGTAGCGTATGGGGCGCGGTATCGCCGGAGTTCTTTCCCCCGCTGCGGCAACCTGCGCGGCCCGGAGTGCGTCCGGGGAATCATTGCCACGCTGGCCAAGGGGGCGGAGGATGGCGATACCGTCGTCAAGATTGACTCCGACACGGCGCTTCTGTCGGGCGGATGGGTCCGTGATATGCAGCATAACGGTCTTGCGCTGCACGCCTCCGGCTACCAGGTCCCCCGGAACCCGTCCGAACGGTCCGCCTACGGAAATTGCTACGCCCTGAGCGGCCGGGCGGCCAGGATGGCCGCCGAAGCGCTGGAATGCGCCGCCATCCCCCCGCTCGCCCCGGAAGACCTCACCATCTGCCGGGCCGTCATGGATGTCTGCGGCCGGGAGCGTGTCCGGCTTGACGAGCCGTGGACGCCCCGGAACCGGGCCGGGCGGTGGTCCTGGTGGAACTGGGACAGCCGGACGGCGAATCCGGAGGACTATGCCCGCAGCTATGACGTGGTGAGCGTCGGCAATCCCCTGCCTCCCCACGTTCCCAAAAGCGCCCGCCGGGAAGTCATGCTCGCCCTGTGCGACGCCCGTTTGAATCCATGAATGCTCCGGCAACCACGGATATGTCCCCCTTCAACTACCCGCTGAAACAACAACAGCCAACCAAATAAAACCAATCAGTAAAACCATGTCAGACAGAGACTTGAACATCAACATCAGAACGACCGCCGACACTTCCGGAGCCACTCAAGCCGCCGCATCCCTGGACAGGATACGGGAATCCGGCGAATCCATTTCGCAGACCTCCGGCGTGATGGACCAGATCGCGGATTCCCTTTCCCGTGTCAAAACGGTCGCTGAAGAAACCGGCGCCGCCATGAAGGACGGCATGGGGGCGGAATATGAACAAGCCCTGGAAAACGCCAATTCCAAACTTGACCAATACGCCGACGCCCTGACCGCCGCCGGCTCCCGGATGAAAGCCGCCTTCAACGACAACCCGGGATTGACCGGGTTTATTGACGAAGTCACCAACGCCGTGCTGACCTCCGAGGAATTCAGGAAGAAGCTGGAACAGGTGGATGACGTCTTTGAAGTCCTCAACAACAAAATGTCTGATTTGGATCTCGGGGCGAAATGGGGAGATGACCTTGACGAAAACCTTCAACAAATCATCGACGGCTACAACAAGGAAATGGATGCCGCCGACAAGGCCGCGGAAAAGGCGGAAGCCGCGGAGGCCCGGAAGCAGCAGGCCGCCGCCGCCACGGTGGAACGGCTGGAAGCCAACAACCGCCGCGCCTCCGCCACCTATGAGGAACTGCAGGCCGAACTGGAATCCTACATTGCCAAACTGGAAGAAGCCCGGAAGGCCGGGGACAACGTAGCCCAGGCGGACGCCCTGAAAAATATCCAGGATCTGGGACGGCGCATCAAGACGGCCGGGGATGCCGGACAACTCACTTCCACGCAGGTCAAGGGGCTGGCCGGGCAAATCACCATTGCGGCAACGCGCATCCTGGGCATGTCCAGCGCCCTCCGCGGGGCGATCCCGTTCATTCATTTATTCGGAACCACCATCAAAACGGCGATGGGGCCGTTGGGCTGGGCCATGCTGCTGATCCAGGGGCTGACCGCCGGCATTACCGCCCTGATTGACCACTTCAAGACCAAAAGCGACGAATTGGAGCGGCAGGCGGAACAGGCAACCGAAAGGATGAAAAAACGTGCCAGGGATGCTGCCGAATCTATCAAAAAGAGTTATGAAGCCATCCAGGACTATAACAAAGCCGACCGGACGCAGGAAATCAACAAAGGGTTCGAGGACTTCATCAAGGGCATTACGGCGGAATACCGTTTGCAGACCCAGGAAATTGAGCGGCAAATCCAGTTGAGAAGGGAGGAAGCCGCCCGCCAGAAGGGGATTGACACGCAGGAAGCCGAGCTTGCCCGCGTGAAGTTGGACAATGACTTTGAAGACGGCAAAATCACCAAACGTCAGCGGGACTACGGCATGATGATGATTGACCAGAATCTTGACGACAAAATACGCCGCCGGGATCTGGAAGTAGCGCAGAAGGAATTCATGGACTACGGAAAGCAGTTGGATACGGCCGTTCAAAACCGTGACCGTTTGCAAGATAAGGACTTCGATATGAAGTTCATTCAGGGGCAGATGCCCTCCCTTCAGGAGGTTGAAAGACTGTTCCAGCAACAGTTCAAAGCCCAGGAACGGATTGATGCGAGTAACAGGAAGCTTCCAGAGACAGAGAAGAGAATAGCTGATCTCGAAAAGGTTGTAAATACTGCACTGAGTAAAGGAGTTGAACCGGGGGAAGCGTACAATGAGCTACTCCGCCAGAAGGAGAAAAAGGAACGTCTTCTATCTGCCCGTGATGCAGCCCAAAACGAGGGAAATGCCGCCACTGTCAGAATAGATGAACTCCGGGACTTGTTCCGCCAATCCGGCGTGAACTTTGAACCCTCCTATCAGAAAGGAACAGATGTAACCAGCCGAACCGGAGAATATCAAAAAGCCCTGGAAGACCAGAACAGCAAGGCAAAAGAACTTGCGGACAAACTTGCCGATGCCAGAGAAGAAGCCGGGAGGATAGGGGATATTATGGGGGCCTATGAACGCAACATTGTTGATCAGGAGCGGAGCATCAGGACGCAAGACCGGCTCAATTCCGCCAATATTGACCTGTTCAACAAACGGGCTGACAAAAAGGAAGCCCAGGAAGCCAAGAAGGCCCAGGAAAAGCTTGAAAAAGAGCGGGACCGGGAACTGAAGAAGCTTCAGCGGGAACAGCAGAAAGATACTAAAGAGGCGTTTAAAACTTTTGTACAGGGATTGCTCATGAAAACGGGCGAAAGTTCTAGCCCCCAGCAGTCAGACCTGGCCAACAAGGCACTTGATGCCATACGTAAAAATATTGAAGCCGCAGCCGCGGATGGAAACATTGATGAAGCTGAGATGAGGGAATTAGGCAAGCTCTACGTTGCCAAGCTTCAGGAATTAGGACTGGCAACAAAACGTGCCATCAATGGATTGAAAGAGGAATTAACCCAGGGGTTGAGAGGAATCAATGCTCAAATTGACGCAATAGGTAAATGGGCCAATACTACCCAAAGGCAGAAACGCCCCGGGGGAATTGTTAATCTTCCTTACCGTAAAAGATGA